CTTATCGACATGGCGGCACGTACCCCACGGCTTGAAATAAGCGTGGTATCTGAAAGCATCCCGCACCTTCGGAGGGGAGCCATGAAGGACTTTCTCAAAGTGATGCAGATGACAGGCCGCTACATTGACGGCAATTGGAACAGGTCGCTACTCACATACACGTTTGTCAATGGTAGCTACATTGAGTTCTTCAGCGCAGACCAAGAGGGCAAGCTACGGGGTGCAAGGCGTAACGTCCTATACATAAACGAGGCGAACAACATACCCTTTGAAGCGTACCATCAATTAAGCATAAGAACGAGCAACGAAATCTTCATTGACTTCAACCCGACAGCGGAGTTCTGGGCGCACACCGAAGTCCTGAAGGATGAGGATAGCGAGTTGATTATACTAAACTACACAGACAACGAGGCGTTACCACTGACCATACGGACGGACATCGAGGCGGCACGTACACGGGCAGAGACTTCAACCTATTGGGCCAACTGGTGGAGGGTTTACGGATTGGGGGAGGTGGGATCATTGCAGGGCGTTGTGTTCAATAATTGGCAGCAGGTGGAGGCCATGCCGTCAACGTTCAAGTGGAAAGCATACGGCCTCGATTGGGGCTATACGAACGACCCGACCGCATTCGTGGAGGTGGTGGAGTTTGACGGCAAGTTGTGGCTGAATGAGATACTTTACGAGACGGGCCTGACCAATGCAGACATCGCGGCCAAGCTGAACGCATACAAGCAATGGGAGACCATAGCCGACAGCGCAGAGCCTAAGAGCGTTGAGGACTTAAGGCGGCACGGGTTCCGTATCCGTCCATGCAAGAAAGGCCCTGACAGCGTGCGTATCGGATTGGATAAGATGCAGCAGATGCCGATAATGGTCACGAGCAGCAGCACGAACCTGATCAAAGAACTACGGGGCTACGTGTGGAGAACGGAAAAGGACGGCAGCAAAACAAACGACCCGATTGACTATTTTAATCACGCGATAGACGCAAGCCGCTATTGCATTATGGAGAAACTAAACGCCCGAAGTGGCACTTACGCAATCAAATGAAGATAGCCTACATCACACAGGAAGAATGCAACGGGGTGGAGTACCATCGTTTGCTAATGCCCCTACATCTAACGGGCTATGATGTCACCCGATGCGTTGGGGCTGACTTCTCAATCCTCAACTACGGCTTTGACGTGGTGCTGTTTAACCGTTCCTTGCCGGTCAAAGCGCAGGCGGCACTCATTGAGGACTTGAAGGATGCCGGCACGCGGGTAATCGTTGACGTGGATGATTATTGGGTAATGAAGCGGGATCACTATCTGGGCAGACATCCCGATAATAAGCGATACCAAGCGCGGGTAATGGAGGCGTTGAGCATGGCAGACGAGGTGTGGACTACGCACGACCTACTAGCCGCTAAGGTCAGACCGCTCAACAAGAACGTGCATGTGATACCCAACGCCATCGACCCGACAGAACACCAATGGCAACCAAAGAACTACTATCAGAATCGCATAGGATGGGCGGGAGGCATCACTCACAAAGCCGACCTGTTCCTGACACGGGGCGCGTGGGGTGACGTTGAGCCTGTCATCTGCGGGGCGGTGAATAATGAGGAGTGGAACGCCATCGCAAAGCAGCTACCGTGCAAGATGGTGAAGGGTAAACACGTAAGCGAATACGCGTATTTATACGAGGAGTTCGACATCGCCATCGCCCCGTTAGTGGACACGACATTCAACAGGCACAAATCAAACCTGAAGATATTGGAGGCGGGGATGAAGGGGCTACCGATATTCGTGCAGGACGTTCACCCCTACACCGACACGGCAACGGGCATACATAAGGTGACCAACTGGACAGAGGCAATAGAACAGGCAAAGGCTCTGAGTGTGGAACAGATACAAGAGGAGGGGCAGGCGTTGCGCGAGTACGTCCTTGCCAATTACGACCTCCGCGAAGTGAACAAACTAAGAATGTCACGGCTATGAAAATCAAACTACCTACATCATGGGACGCTGTTACGCTTGGGGAGTGGCAGGCCATCCGTAAGCTATTAAAGTCAGAGGCCGACCCGTATCTGGTGGAGTGTGCTATCATCAGCACGCTTTCAGGTGCGGACATGAACGACATTCAATCACTCACACGGGAGGGCCACGGCAAGTGTATGCAGGCGTTGGCATTCCTGAAGCATCCCATAGGCGGTAAGCTGCGCGACAGGGTGTTGATAGGCCGAACCATGTATCACATTGAGACCAACGCCCGTAAGATAACGGGAGGGCAGTACATCGACATCATGGCACTCACAAAGGACGCGGACAAGGTGGACGACAATATGCACCTTATCATGGCCTGCTATGCGACCCCTATGAAGTGGGGGTTCATCAAACAGAAGTACAACGGGGCTATACATGCGGAGGTGGCCGAACAGATGCGGAAGCTACCCGTGACCGTTGTAACCCCCGTCACGGATTTTTTTTTGCAGGACTATCTCGCATTCGCAAAGAATATAGCGGCCTATTTGATGAAGGAAGGGCAACGGATGAAGGCCCAAGCCGAAAAGGAATTGAGCCGTTCATCAAAGAGTTCGGGTGGCTTTACAGCGTCCACAACCTCACAAACGGCAGGCGGGAACTTTGGAGTTTCTACCTTGACATGAACGTGATTGAACTACTTAACACCATGTCGTTTTTCAAGTTAATGGGGCAATACGAAAGGCAATTAGAGAAACGGGCAAATGGCAAGGGAGTTCAAAAGCACTGAGGCGGCACTGCGTGTGTATGGTGGCCTGATGGTTCAACGCCTTGTTGAGGGATTGAATGCGAACAACAGCAACGCAAGCGGTGCGCTGAATGAAAGCATTGCACTGACTCTCAAAGAGGGAGGCGCGGGGTTCTTTGTTGACGGCCTTGACTATTGGGGCGCGGTCGATGGAGGACGTAAGGCAGGCAAGCGCCCCCCTATCACGGCAATAGAGCAGTGGCTACGTTACCCGAACGTGCGGGATAAGATGCGATTCGGGGCAAGTGACAAGGCGTTCGGGGAGAAGGAAAGGCGGTCACTGGCATTTATGATAGCCCGTAAGATTGGCCGCGAGGGAACGAAGGGTAACAACTTTTTTAAGAACGTAGTTGAGTCAGATTTGATAGACGACATGGTGCAGGCCGTGGCTAATGGCAGTTTGGATGATATGCTGGCAATGATTGACCAACGCATAAACGACATACGGGTTTAACGCATTTGTAAGCATGGCATTAGTATTCGATCAACAGCCCAACACCTACACCCCGCTTTACAATCAAAGTCCGTGGGTGGTAAGGGAGACGGACACATCGGGCAGTCTCAACGACTGGCGTATGCTTTGCCGTGTCATTAGCCTAACTAACGGCACGGTGGAGGTGGCGCGGTTCAATATCCGCTTCAGGGATAACACGCAGAGACGAATAGTATTCGACCCGTCCGAGGTGCTGAAGGGCTTTGTGTCTTACGACCACGGTCCGATGACAAGTGCAGGACCGTGGCTACTTGCACCGAACAGCATACATTGGTACGTGGTGAACTTCCAGAGTCAGAAGTACACCATCTTGCCGACTGGTGTTGGCGTATGGGTCACGCAGAACGAATTTACACCGCCTTCTAAATGCGTTTGGAATGCTGCGCTTGGAACGCTGGCCTTTGCCAACTACAACCCTAACAGCTTTGTCAGTTATCAGAACGGACTATCCAAGCCGCTTACCGCGTTCACCCCAACGCTTTACAAGATAGGCACGGACGAGTCTTATTGGGCACACTTCCTTAGCGGGCAGGCACAGGCCCCGATAAGCGCAACCATCACAAAGTACCCGCTGCCCGACCTGCAAGGTACTCCACTACCTGCCGACCCCGTACAAGCTAACCCGTTCGGCCTTGCGTTCACGGGTCTACCATCAATAGCGGGTGATGAGTACAGCAGGCCGCGAGTCCGTGTTGGTGTCGGTCCGCGTGACCTTGCCGCTATAGCTTCGCCTATCTCATTTGCTGGCGTGCAGTCCTACAAGGTGGTGTTCAAGTCAACCACAACGGGGGCGACTACGGACGTTACATGGAGCTTCAACGTGTCCGACTGCCACAAGTACGCACCTACCCGTCTGCACTGGCTTAACCGTTCGGGCGGGTTCGATGCGTGGACGTTTGACATGAAGTCCTACGATGAGGACGATGTAGACAGGCGGCAATACAAGCAGCAGAAGAACGTGCTAACTGGCGGGGCTTACGGTTACGACATCATGAGCCGTGGCACGACTGACTATCACGTCAAAGTTGAAACAACTAAGACCATCGCAACGGACAACCTGACAGATGCGGAACTTGATCACCTGCGCGGGTTGATCATTAGCCCCGTTGTGTTCATCGAAAGCGGCAGTAGCTACGTGGCGGTGAACGTGAATACCAAATCATGGAGGCAAAAGCGGGGCGTGCAGGATGGGGTGTTCAACCTTGAGATGGAGATACAAGGTTCACTTGACAACTTTATGCAGGGGCAATGATAGGCACGGAGGTTATTGTAGAGGGTGGGCATCGGTTGGACGTGTTCGAAGGGTTGGACTTCTCGTTCAATTACTCCGTAAGTGATATTCGCGAACCTGACAAGCGGCAGACCGAATACACTAAGACCATCAAATGCCCCGGCACTTCAAACAATAACACCCTATTTGGTAATCTGTTTGAAGCCGACATTGCCAACCCGTTCGACCCGAACATTGACAACATCGGGGTGAACTTCAACCCGAACAAAAAGGCAAGCGTTCAGGTATTGCAGAACAGCCTGCCCGTGTTGGATGGGTCTATGCAACTACGTAGGATAAGCGTAACGGACGGACGCATTGAATACGAGGTTGTATTTATAGGCCGCCTCATTGACCTGTTCGGAGCGTGGGGTGACAGGAAGATGAACGAGGTTGAGTTAGACATCAATGGCGACCCGAAGTATATCATAGACCTGAGTGAGTTTGACCATGCGCTAACGCAGGCTAATCAAGAGGCAAGTTGGTCGGCTACGGTGGGCGATGGGTATGTATATCCTTTGATTGACTACGGGCGGGAGTTTGAGGTTGACATCAATAGCAGGCGGGTGTATGCTGCCGCTGACCTTCGCCCTGCCGTGTATGTTCGCACGTTGTGGGATAAAATCTTTGAGTTGGCAGGGGCTACCTATGACGGGAGCATACTGAATAACACTCAAGCGGACGGGTTCGACTTTGACCGTTTGGTTATCCCGTTCATTGATGGCTTCATTTTGTCAGCCGAAGAACTTGCCGAACGCAGGGCAGCGGGTTTAACGCCTCCCGTTCTGTTCTCATCTGCCGTTCCGTTCCTATTGGGCAGCGGTACGGGCGGTTATGTCCATTGCAGCGACATCACAACAGAGAACACCAACGGACAAATCACACAGGCGGCTGGGTCGCCTACGGCATTGCAGCGGTTCATTCCTGACAACAACGGACGGTATCGCGTTAGCGGTGAGGCGGTACTCCGAAGCGTGCGGACAACGGCAGCTGGTAACACGGGAGGCACGCCTGTAAAGTTCCGCATCTTCGTTAACAGCGTACAAGTGGAGGAAGTGGATAGCGTGCCACTGGCAAACATCGCGTTTCCCTTCACCGTTGGGACTATATTCGACTACTCTTTGCCGTTCACGTTCTCCGAGATAGACCTCAATGCGGGTGACACGGTTGACGTGCAATATGACCTAACCTCTGCCGATTGGGATGCACTGAACGATAACACAGATACGAGGTTCATGGGTGGCACGACCATCCTATTTGAAGGGGTGAACGAGAACCTGTACTACGGTGACCCCGTGGAAATGAATCTCGGACTTCCAGAGATGACAATAAAGGAGTTCTTTCTGTCCATTGTAAAGATGCTCAACCTGTACATGGTTCCCGATAAGACCGTGGCAGACCTGTATCACTTCTACACCCGTGACGAGTTCTATGCAAGCGGTCAGCTACGGGATTGGACTTACAAATTAGACCGCTCGCAGGCCATCGACATCACACCAATGGGCCTGCTAAGTGGGCGCGAATACATCTACACCTATACACCTGACGAGGACTACTATAACAGCCGATACGAGGGCAACTATTCACGGGCTTACGGCACGCGGAGGTTAGACATCGACAACGACTTTGTGCCTGCCGAGAAGGTGAACGAGATAGTTTTCAGCCCTACACCTTTGGCTAACGATGGGGCGAGTTCACGGATACTGCCAAAGATATACGATGCCGATATTTCAGACGGTGCAAAGCCTGTTGAGGTGAACACGCGCATTCTGTTTTACGGTGGGTTATTGCCGTCAACGCCTAACTGGGTACATAAGACCACGACAGGCACAACGGTGCGCACCACATACCCCTACGCGGGCCATTGGAACAACCCCATAACCCCGACCCTTGACATCAACTTCGGGCTGTCCTTTGAGTACTACTATCAAGGCAACGGAGCAACAGGGCCGATACAATTCACCAACAACAACCTTTTCAAGGCGTATCATGAGCGGCAATTCTTAGAGATAGCATCAAAGGATAGCAAGCTAATCACGGCCATGTTCCTGCTCACTCCGTTGGACATTCACCAACTGGACTTCCGTGATACCATACTGATTGACCAAACGTACTACCGTCTCAACAAGGTCATCAATTACAACCCGTTCAAGTCGGGGTTGACGAAGGTGGAGTTGTTCAAAGCGGGTGACATTTCTTTCAAGGGCGCGGAGTCAGTAGCGGAGGGGTCGGGCAAGGCGTTAGGGTCGGGCAAGCTGGAAGAGAAAGCACCCAACGCGAATGGCAAGACGCTAATCAACGGCAACCAATTCGAGCCTTTTCAGGGCAAGGTTATCGGAGCTAACAACGTGGTCAGTCCTAACGCGGTCGGGTTCTTCGTGCAGGGTGACGGCAACACGGTCGGGGCATCCAAGAACGTGACGCTGATAGGGTCTAACTGCGTGGTGGCTAACGGGGTGCAGAACGTGACCGCGATAGGTGTGCAGGGGATAACGATAAGCAAAAGCGACACGGTTATCAATGGCACGGGCGGCATTCAATACGCCAAGCTGACCATCCCAACCGCGCAGGTGCTGACATTGTTCACAACGCCGAGAGCGTTCGGGCTGACCGTTCCAACGGGGTACTACGTGCAGTTGGTTTCGGCACAGATGAAAGCTACTTACAATAGCGTGCCCTATGCCACAAACATTGATTTAGAGGTTGGATTCAGTGGAGTAAAACCGATTTTCACCGATAACGTCCTTGGATTCAGCAGCAGCACATTCGTGAATCTTGACTATGAAAGCAGCGGAGTTATCAGCGCGGCATCGGACGTTATCGTTTCCGTGAACGGTGGCAACCCTACAGCAGGCAACAGCGACATCACTATCTACATCAGTTACTTACTTATCGAAATTTAAGCGATGGCAACGGAGAAACGGACTATAATGATTGACGTTGCCATTTCCACAAAGGGAGATGCGACCGTTGACAAGCAACTGGATAAGGTAGATGATGGGCTGAAAGAGATTAAAAAGTCAGCGGCCAAAGCATCCACTACAATGTCTGCGGGGTTCACGGCTGCGGCAAGTACAGCGGCATTGATACCTGGGCCGATTGGACTGGCAGCCACAGGAATGACTACGTTGACGGGTGCGACAGGCACGTTTGTCGGTGCGCTCAAAACGGTCAAAGGTGCGTTGATTGCTACGGGTGTCGGTGCGTTTGTCGTGTTGGTCGGCACATTGGTCGCCTACTTCACCGAGACGGAAAAGGGAGCGCAGAAGCTAAGGACAATAATGGCGGGATTAGGCGCGGTCGTGCGTACCGTGGCAGATGCCATGATGAGCCTTGACTTCCGCAACCTGACCACTAACCTCAAAGAGAACACGCAGGCGGCCATAGCCAATGCCAAAGCACTCAACGCGGTGGAAGAGGCAGAGGGTGAACTGACCGTTAAACGTGCGGAGGCCAACAAGGAAATCACACGGGCGCGACTTATTGCGGACGACCTGACCAAATCAACAGAAGAACGGATTGAGGCGGTTAAGCGTGCGGGTGACATTGAAAAGCAGGTGGCCGCGGAGGAGTTGACCATCCAACGCCAACGCCTTGCAGCGATGGAGTCCAACCTTAACATGAAAAAGGACGCTTCCGAAGAAGAACGCGACCTTGTTGACCAAGCTAAGGTAAGGCTTGCCGACCTTGAACGGGAAACACTAAT